TTCCACATCATCAAGTTCATGGTGGATCGGTGGCCGGAATGAACGAGATCAAAATGCTCAAGGCTCAGGCGCAAGCCGAGCTACAGAGACTAGAGGCGGAATCCTCTGCTAAAGACGTAGCCGGTAAGGCTATCGGCAAGCAGGGGCTGTTCTATATCACCCTGATTGTAGTGATCGGGGTGGGCGCTTCTATCGTCCTTGAGAACGAGAAGATCGCCGCCGTCATGGGTCTATTGGGTGCAGCTTTAACTGCCCTGATCTCAATGCTGAACGGTATCGCCGGGGCGAATCCTAAGCAGGAAAAGCCCGAGTTTGAAGTAATTCGGGAGTTGATTTCTAAGCTAGACCGGCTTGATCGTGCCGAGCAGCCGATGAAGGTTGACGTTACTGAGGGCCGGGTAACGGTCACGAAGGGTGACGATCAGGTAACGGCGACGAAATGAGCTACCTGCTGACTATCGTCTTTATCCTGATAGCGGCTCTCATGGTTTTTTTAGCGGAGATAAGCCGATAATGCTGCCAATCGTTGCCGGGATCGTGTCTACGCTGATCCAAAACAACCTGCCAAAAGTAGCTCAGGCGGTAGTAGACAAAGGGCTGGATTACGTCCAAGAGAAAACCGGCATGGAATTAAAGCCGGACATGACTCAGGATGACATCAAGGCTCTCCGTGATCGTGCGATGCAGCACGAAGAGTTCATGGTCGAGCAGGCAAACAAGAACACGGCTGACGCAAGAGCGATGCAGGTTGCCGCGCTGATTAACGGCAACGGAATAAGCCGGTCATTTGTCTATGTGCTGGCTACTTTCTGGTCGTTGGTGGCGGCTAGTTATATTTTTTTGATCACGATGGTGAACATCCCCGAGGCTAACGTCAGGTTCGCCGATACTGTATTGGGGTTCATCCTTGCGACGGTAGTGGCGACCATCCTGAACTTCTTCTTTGGGTCATCCGCAGGGTCTAAGGCTAAGCAAGAGACGATTGAGAGTAAAAAATGAAGTCCACTTGGCATCTAGCGTTTGAGCATCTACTTCAGTCGGAAGGGGGTTTTACAGATGACCCCCGCGATCCGGGTAACAAGTTACCTGACGGCAGGCCGGGATCTACGAATCTAGGTGTTACTCAAGCGGTCTGGGAGCAGCACATCGGTCGGCAGGTAACGCACGACGAGATGAAAGCCCTGACCACAGACGATGTGAACCCGCTATACAAGAAACAGTATTGGGACTCTATTCGGGGGGATGATCTTCCCGCCGGGATCGACTATCTGGTGTTTGATATGGCCGTTAATTCCGGGCCGGGCCGGGCGGCGATGACTCTACAAAAGTGTGTCGGGGCGAAGCCGGACGGTGCAATCGGGCCAGCTACCCTAGCAGCAGTATCGAATGCCAACCTAGACAAACTCATTGATGACTACACTCAAGCTCGGCTAGAGTTCATGCGTAGCCTACCAACGTGGCAAACGTTCGGAAGAGGCTGGGAGCGCCGAGTCAAAGAGGTGGCAGAATTGTCGGATTCGCTAGTGCAGGTATAGGGATGAACTCATTTGTGTATTGTTGGACTGACCATAGCCAGCAAAAGCTGTACGTCGGTATGCACAAAGGTCATGTAAATGATGGCTACATATGTTCGTCTAAATACATGCTCAACGAGTACAAATCTAGGCCACAAGACTTTACCCGCCAGATTCTTGCTATAGGTTCTTACGAAACCTGCCGTATCTTTGAGATCAAAGTCATCAAGGCGATGTTTGATCAAAAGGTGAATTGCTACAACTTGAACTATGGAGGGGTGGTTCTGCACACCCCGGAAATACGAGCAAAGATTAGCAAGACACACAAAGGCAAGACGATCTCAGAGGATCATAAAGCCGCAATCAGACTATGGAACGAGACTCAGCGTCAACTTGCCACGGCAGAAACGCGAGAGAAGATTAGTCAAGCGCGGCGTGGTGTTCCTCGCGGGGCGTTGTCAGAAGAGTGGAAGGCCAAGATTGGCACATCTCTTGTTGGCAAAAAACGTTCGAAGGAGTTTAAAGAGGCAGTATCAGCGAGACAGCTTGGAATCAAGCGAGGCGCGTACCCAGAGTCAGGTAAAGAGAAGCAGCGTATTGCACATACAGGAAAAAAACACTCCCCAGAAACGATAGAGAAGCTACGCGCAATCAAAGCAAACATATCTGAAGAAACAAAGGCTAAACTAAGCGCAGCCAAGAAAGCATACTGGGATCGCAAAAAAGGGGTGGCGTAATGCTTAAAAAGTTGCAACTCCGTTCTGGAGTAAATAGAGAAAATACAAGATACCAGAGTGAAAATGGTTGGTACGAGTGCGACAAGATTCGTTTTCGCCAAGGAACGCCTGAAAAGATTGGTGGCTGGGCACCGTTTCAGAGTCCGGTAACAACTTTTCTGGGTGTTTGCCGGGCGCTTTGGAACTGGGTAACGCTCGGCGGTCAGAATTTAATTGCCGTTGGGACTAACCTTAAGTACTACATCAGCCAGGGCGGTGCGTACAACGACATTACGCCGATTCGGTCAGCGGTCACGCTAACTAATCCGTTTGCTACGACTACTGGTTCTCAAACCGTAACGGTCACCGATGCAAATGGCGGTTATAAAACAGACGATTTTGTAACCTTTTATGGTGGATCTGCTGTCGGCGGCATCACTATTACTGGTCAGTATCAAATCACTGTCGTATCGGCTACGACTTACACCATCACCGTTAGCGGCAATCCTACAACTGCCACTGGCGGTGGGACTGTCCGGGCGGTATATCAAATTAATACTGGCCCAGCGTTTGTAGAGCCTCTAAATGGTTGGGGTGCGTCAGGCTGGGGATCAGGAGCTTGGGGTATTGGACAGACTTCAACCGACCCCATCAGGTTGTGGAGTCAATCTAACTTTGGTGAAGACCTGATCTTTGGCCCCCGAGGTGGCGGTATTTATTACTGGGATGCCACGCTGGGTAGTCTCCCCCTGAGCTTTACCGTCACCATTGCGTCACCTGCGGTAGTCACTGTTTCGTCTGCCCTAATTTCAAACGGCACACCGATCCGACTTGCTACAACCGGGGCTCTGCCTACAGGGCTTACTGTTGGGACTCAGTATTACGTGGTTAACGCATCGGGTACGACCTTCCAGCTTGCTGCAACAGCGGGCGGTACTCCTATCAATACGTCAGGCAGTCAAAGCGGGGCTCATACGATTCTGCCCAACGCGCCCCTACTTTCCGCCTGGGGTGGGGCTACGGACGTACCTACCAAACAGAATTACTTGTTGGTTTCAGACATCAATCGATTTGTGTTTGCGCTTGGCTGTAGCGAGTACAGCACGAACATATTTGATCCGATGTTGATCCGGTGGTCAGACCAAGAAGATCCGTTTAACTGGACACCTGCATCTACTAACCAAGCAGGTTTTCTAAGACTATCCAGAGGCTCTGAGATTATTAGTGCCACGCAGTCCCGTCAGGAGGTGTTGGTCTGGACGGATGCGGCGCTTTATTCTTTGCAATACGTTGGTGCCCCTATCGTCTGGGGCGCTCAGTTGGTCGGCGAAAACATCTCTATTGCCAGTGAAAACGCGGTAGCCTACGCCAACGGCGTGTCGTATTGGATGGGTAAAGACAAGTTCTACAAATACGATGGCCGAGTCCAACCACTTCGTTGTGATCTGCGTCGCTACATCTTTGAGGATTTAAACCAGTCTCAGTATCCACAGATTTTTTCTGGCACGAACGAAGGTTTCTATGAGATATGGTGGTTCTATTGCTCAGCCGGGTCAGAACTGATCGACAAGTACGTCGTCTATAACTACATGGAAGACATTTGGTACTACGGCACCATGGCGCGTACGGCTTGGTTAGATTCTGGTTTGCGCGAGTACCCGCTGGCTGCGACTTACTCTAATACTCTGGTTAATCAGGAATTTGGCCTTAATGACAACGAAGCTGGCGTAGATTCAGCCATCAACTCTTACATTACGTCTTCTGAATTTGATTTAGATGACGGCCATAAGTTCATGTTTGTCTGGCGGATGCTGCCTGATATTACATTCTCTGGGTCTACGGCAAACAGTCCAAAGGTAACGATGTACCTGCTCCCATTGCAGAACTCTGGATCGGGGTATTCTATTAATCCGGCGGTCAATGCTAATCACTCTGAGGGTTATTTTAGTTATGCCGACGTTACCCGTACGGCAGTGGTTCCCGTTGAACAGTTTACCGGTCAGGTTTATACACGAGTCCGCGCCCGACAGATGGCGATGAAGATCGAATCCAATGATCTAAACACGACATGGCAGCTTGGGTCGCCCCGGATTGACATGCGGCCTGATGGCAAACGATAAATGACTTCCCCGATTATTCAGAAGGTTGCACCACCTGCCTTGCCCCAGGCGCGGGAAGGCTATGATCGTCCGTATCAGGATCAGCTAAATAACGTTCATCGACTGTTTTATAACCGTCTCACACAGTCATATAACGCGCTGATTAGTCCGCCACTTGGCGATGTACCGCCGGGGGGCTCGAATCTGTATTTCCCGTATGCGGCCATTCAGCGCACAACAGACCAGACGTTTACAGCCGATACGGCAACACAGATCACGTTTGATACAAATGACTTTTTGTCAGCCTGCACTAACGATGGCACCGATGGTATCGCTGTGGAGGTCGGGGGTATCTACAACTACCAGTTCAGCGTGCAGATAAAGAACACGGATACCCAGATTCACACGGCGTGGATTTGGCTGCGGGTTAACAATATAGACGTAGCTGGCACGGCTAGTAAGTTTGATGTAATTTCCAGCCACGGAGGCATTCCGGGGTACATCATCGCAGCGTGTAATTTCTACGTGCAGTTGGCTCCCGAGGACACCGTTGAGATGTGGGCTGCGGTTAATAACGTAGCAGTTTCGTTTGAAGCAGAAGCGGCTCAGACAACGCCGTT